CTTTGATGCAGCAACGAAAATAGGCCCCTCGGCCTCTGCGCCAGCGCAGCGTCGAAGACAAGCGAAAGACAGAGTAATTATATAATACAAAAAAAAAAATAAATAATAAACAACCAACTCACTCCTTCGCTGGCCTTGGCTTCGCTTGGAGGCCGACCCCCTTGGTTTCGTTGCAGCACACAATAGTTAACTAAGTGATTGAAAGCTTTTGCCTTAGGCGAATTAAGTTAGCGTGCGCATCTTGCGTCGTACGACGACATTTAGAGCACGTCATTGTGTAGCTAGCGCCGTGCAAGCATGACATTGCGTCACGCACTGGCGTTTCACGTTCGTTTTTACTCGGAATGCGTTTCATTTTAGAACGACGGATAACCCACGCGGCGTTTTGTTCAGCGTCACGCAGGTGCTCGCGTCGTTCGATGTTGCGAATAGCTCGCTCCACATCGAATGACATAGTTTCACTCCTATAGATAATTCGATTCGATGATATAATCCTCTAACCAATCACCGACCCACTGAATCCAAATATCGAATTCAGCGTCGAAGAGAGTATACATAAACACTCCGTCATGACGACGCCATATGCGATAGACGTGAGTCATTTGTTCAGCCCTCCGTTGCGAAGTAGATTACCGCTATGATTAACCAATAGACGATAAAGTCTTCTAGCATTGGTACTCCTATTCTAGCGTAGCTTAGTTTTAGCCACAGACGCCCCCGCGCTTGTTACTGAATCCCGTACTTTGCGCGGCAGTTCTGTTCAGCTTCGAAGCGGGCTTGCATACGCGCCATATAATTCGGATGTTCTGGCGCGGGCACCGTGAAGAGTTTCGCAATCGTGCGCATTTCATTAGCGAACTCTTTGGTATTGCGCGTGTTCGCTGTGTACTCCCACGAACGCTTCAGCGCAAGCAAACCCGTTGCGATGGCGATCTCTGCCCACTCTTGTGGCGTCATCGCTTTGCGGTTATGTTTCTCCGCAGTTTGATTAAACGCTACGAGCGTTGCTCCGAGTGGGGAACCAGATGTTATCTCGACGACTACGTTGTTCTCCGCAATCGACGCGACTATCTGTTCCTGTTCTTGCATCGCCTTGCTATTATCTTTGCCCATAGTGCACCACCTTTCGTATCAGAATAGAATACGCGGCAGCGCCTGTGACTAAGACTAAGCTACGCTTTATGCACTGATATGTGTCAGCGGCACGAGAGTAGGGCTATCCTATCTCATAGCTACGTTCCGCACGTTTTAGATAGCCCGCGAGGGCCAGGCCCAAAAATGTGGAAGTGGGTGTGGATGTGTAAGGGACTCCCCGTAATTTTTTGGTATTTTCAAACTCTGGAATCTTCGATGTCTTCGACGCTTCATCCGACGAACCATTCCAAGCTTCGCTTTAGTTCATTCCATTATGGAATGGATTGTCGGGGCTATCGCCTTAGTGACAAGTAGAAGCGGGAGCGGAGCTATGTGTTAATCAATAGTAAACTTTATCACAACGCTTCGCAAGCTTCGCTAGTGCAAGCACTTAGAGTGAACAAAATAATATTGACAGCTTCGCTCGGCTATGGGATAATCGCAAGCGATCCGAGTACTCGTGGTCTATCAAGTGGAGGTAGTGAGATGGAACTTCGTACTTGTGTGGTATGCGGAGCTGCTTCGCATCGGAGTGACTGGATTAACAAGTTGGGAAACGAAGTTGCGTGTGATCATCACACGAAGGAAGAAGTCGCTAAGGCTGTCGCCTTGAAAGCGCAAGCGTCTAAGGCCGTGGCCCCCGCCGCACCTGCCGCGCCGGCGACCAAAGGCGTTCCTATTCCACCGAAGAAGTAAACTATGTGGTGCGGACTCAACGGGCGTTTCAAAAGGGCTGTGCTACGCAAGCTGGATCGGATAATCTTTCTCCTTGAAAGACTCACGATCAAGCCTGTGGCATCATTCGTTATCCTTGGAGGACCTGTGGATATTAAGCCTGGACAGTCTACTGTATTAACAGCGCAGCCGCTTGATGGGCAAACACCTCCGCAACCAACTACGTTGCCGTCGGGTGACGTTCCTACATGGAGCGTAAGTGATCCGACTAAAGTAAGCGCAAGCCCTTCTGCCGACGGGCTGTCGCTCGCGGTCACTGTGACGCCGGGGGCGGCGCCCGGAGACATCGTGTTCACGATCACCGATGCGGTCATTGCTACCGCAACTGGATCGTTCACGCTAACGATCCCTGCGCCCGCGCCGAATCCGGTAGCGAGCTTCGCTGTCACAGCGAGCACCCCGGTTTAGTAAACGAGTTCGGGAACTCAGTGCGGCGCGAGTCATGTGGGCAGCCGGTTTCCTTGGACGGGCTTCCGGTCCACTAGGCATACTTGCACACTGAGTTCCCCATTACCTTGTCTGCGTACGGCAGACGGGAGCGCCCATGTGCAAGGCGCCTAAAAAGCCCGTCCCGAGCGAGCGAAGCGAGCGAGCAGAACACTATGACTCCAAAGGTTAAAATCCTCATTGAACAGATCGCACGCTTACGCGTGGGTGGTATCCGTGACGGCGTCATCGCAGCAAAGCTTAATATCTCTCAGTCTGGTTTCTCTCGTATCATTGCTCTTCCCGAGTACAAAGACGTCGAAGCATGTGTGCTTAACGGAACCGTCTCGAAGATGGACGAGGCTCTCGCTGGCCGCGCAGATGCTCTCAAGGAGTACGCGAAACAAGGTGTACCCGTAGCACTGCGTGCTCTATTAGAGGCTGCCACGCAACAACGGGACTTGCGTGCGCGCATCTCTGCGGCCAGCGAGATTCTTGACCGTGACCCAGACAGGCTCTTCGCAAAGGGACAAGTTCGTGCGTCTGAGGATGCTCCCGCAGTAAGCGAAGCTGCGCTTAAGGCACTCGACGAAGTTGCTGATAAAACGGCGATAGCAGCGACTCCGACACAAAGGGTGAACTGACATGTCTAGTATGTTTAAGAAGATGATCCAAGCGGGTGCTAAAGCGGCGGAAATCGCCGCACCTATCGTTGGTGGTGCACTCGGTGGCCCCGCCGGTGCTAAGGTTGGACAAATGGCTGCTGGTGGTATTAAGAAGATTGCAAGCAGCCCTAAACTCGGTGGTGCTGGCTCGCAGGGGCAGGGAACTTTTATCCCGTCCTCGGCATCTTCGATTGGCGACGCGAGAGCGCAAGACAAATCTCGTATGAAAGATCAGTACGGGATTGAATACTAACCTTGGCAACCAACCACACCTCGTGGCAAGGTCGTGCTGCGCAGTCTAACTCGAAAGAGCAAGCTCGCGTAGCGAAGAAGTACAAGGGTGTCAAAAAGATTAGCGAAGGCGCTTTCAGCGACAGCGACATGGAAGCTGACCCATTCATGGAGAACGATCCGGTACTCGATACTATGGACCCTGGTCGTCGCCATGATCCGAAGCAATATGCGAAAGCCGCGTCGCTACCGTTGAAGAGAGCAAAGCAGGTTCTTAAAGAATCTGAACAGTGAGCTACGCTTTTACCCCACTCCCGTTAACAGGCCAGCCAGCTGACGAGAAACTTCGTCGGCTGCGCTTTAACAGTCTCGGCTCACTTTTTTACTTCACTCGTGTTTGCCTCGGTCGACGTCGTCTTACAGAATCGTTCCACCTTCCTTTTTGTTTAAGTCTCGAACGCGAGTTTCTCAAAGACGTCTACGAAATTCCTCGTGATCATTTCAAGTCTACAATCTGTAGTGAAGCTCTTCCGATGTGGCTCACGCTCCCATTCATGCAAAGCGACGAGGATGCGTTTCTAACGCAAGGCTATGGGGATGAGTACATTCGTTTTCTAAAGCGAATGCACAATCCCATGAGGAGGAACCTCCTTGTCTCTGAAAACGTTACCAATGCGGCGAAGCTTGGAAAGCGGATTGAGTACCACTTCCAGAGTAATGCAATCTTTCGAGGATGCTTTAGCGAAATCCTTCCCACAAGCTCAGAAACTTGGACTTCATATTCAATGCACGTTAACCGGGGAAAGTTCGGAGGGGCTAGTCACGGTGAAGGCTCTTTTGACTTTCTCGGAGTTGGCGGTGCTTTGCAGTCTCGGCACTACGACAATCTATTCGAAGACGACTTGATCGGACGCAAGGCGATACAGTCGCCGTCGGTGATGGATCAGTCTATCGAGTATCACAAGTTACTCATTGGCGCCTTCGACTCACAGGATGCGGAGCATGAGAATAACGAGTTGGTTGTCGCGAACCGCTGGGGCTTTCATGATCTTAATTCCCACATTCGTGAGAACGAACCTTGGTTCGTTATCCACTCTCACTCCGCTTTGGGTGGTTGTTGCGACGCGCATCCTTCAGATACGCCGATCTTTCCAGAAGAATTCTCGTTCGAAAAGCTAATGCGTTTTAAGCAACGCCTTGGCTCGTATCACTTCTCGTGCCAATTCTTGAATAATCCTATCTCTCCTGAAGACGCAGACTTTAAGAGTGAGTGGCTTAAGTACTACTCGTTCGAACGAGGCGACGACGGTGGCGTACGTATCCAACAGGAATCTCACGATGGTCTCCACTATAAGCCTTTCCCATACCACCACCTACAAGTCGCAATGGCAGTCGATCCTGCGCACAGCGGGAATAGTGGTGCTGGTCGTGCTCGGCACGCTATTGTGGTATGGGGGCAACTGGATGATGACTATTTTCTACTGGATGCGTGGGCGCAGCAGTGTACTCTGGGAACGTTTGTTGACAAGATATACGCACTCGCGCAAAAATGGCGGCTTCGTAAGTTTGGTGTGGAAACAGTCGCCGGGCAAATCTACCTCAAGTTTCACCTGGATACGAAGAATGCTCAGGAGAATAACTATCTGAAGATCATTCCGTTGAAGGGTGAGGTTGAGGGACCTGATGGTACTATGACTCGTAAGAAGGAGTGGAGAATTAGAAATGTACTATCACCGCTCTTTGAGTTCGGTCACGTCTACGTCCAACGTAGGCACCAAGATTTTATTGGGGAATATAACACGTTTCCCAGGGGAAAATTCGTGGACTTGTTGGATGCTAGTGCCTATATACCGCAAATGTTACGACATGCCGGTTCCAGAACGCAAAGCACGATAATGCTCGCAAATAACCAACAGCGAGCGCGGCTCGTGAATACTCCGTACTCTGACTCAAGTATCTTGAGGGTGAACTAATGTGGTCGAGGAGAGAATTTTTTCAGTCACTTTCAGTTATTCCAATTGCTATTACTGAACTTCGTTTTGATCTTTCAGTATATCACTTGGAGGTTGATTGTGATTTATCTTTGACTGCGTTGCAGTACGCAATAAATACAGGAGTTGACAAAAAACTTGGGCGGCCGAGAACACTCATTGTTGGTCCTGAGTTGTTGTTTGTGGCGCGTGAGTTACTTTGGCGGCCTGAGTACGTGAAGGAAATTGATGATGACATAACTTACGTGATTAGGTATAATCTTCCACGTTATTTGTGGCGTCTCCAGTTTGATCACGGAGTTATAGAAAGTGGGATAGTACTGTGAGCGAAGCTAATAAGAAACCGGCTCTGCCGGGTAAGAGACGCTGGCGTCCTGAGAAGAACCCAGGTGTGGACACTCGCGACCAACGGAATGAACATCCGAACGGGGAGACTCCGCAGAAAGAGGCTCCCGGTCTCCGACAGATTCGTGGCGTCGGTCGCGACGGGTGCTTGTGCACACATGGCAGCTAAGAAGAAGCATAGCTTCCCGAAGATACCACACAAGGTCGGTGTCCGCGATCTTGTAAGCGTCCGCGACGCTCGGAAGCTGCAAGACTTACTTCCGAATAAGCGTCGAGACAGGCTTGCGAAAATCTACGGTTATAAGGCTTAACAATGCCAGCAAAGCTCATGAAATGCGTAAAGGACGTGAAAGAAGCGTCCGCGAATCGTAAGAAGAAAGTTAACCCTTGGGCTGTTTGTGTGAGTTCAACGGGGCTAAAGCCTGAACATAAGAAAGGTAAACAATGAATCCACACGAGTGGGTCGACATCGGTACGAGAGTTGTAGTTGTTTGCTCTTTGGTTCACACCTTTGCCCCACCCTGGGACGCTGATGCGCTTGCACCGTTTCCAACGATTAAGAATTACTATCGTCTTTTTATCTACATCGTAGGTTACGTCGCGTTGAATGCGCGGAGTACGGTTTACAAGAGTATCTCGGTTAACAACCCCACAGGAGTTAACGCGAACTCGACTACAACAAACGGAGGGAAACAGTGAGTTTTACTAGCGTACTTAAGAAGATTGGAGTAGTGCTCCTCGACGGATCGAAGATCGCTACTGAAGTGATGGGCTTCCCGTTTATCTCACAGCTACTCGGTGGGATCAAGATTGGTACCAGCAATGTGGGTGCGGTCGCGACTACTATAACAGGTGACTTCAACACACTCGCGTCTATCGTTAGTATGACCGAGACGATGTTCTCTGGTGCACAGACTGGTCCACAAAAGCTCGCTGCGGCTACGCCTGTGGTACAGCAAGCTATTCTACTCTGGGCTAACTCGAATCTGCCCGGACATAACAAAGTTAAAGACCCAGCTCTGCTGGCAAAAGCCGCAGGCGAGATTGCTGGTGGTTTCGCGGACGCAATGAATTCATTCGGAGCGTAGCTTGTTACAACCGACTAAAGTCGAGTTCACTGGCGGAGCCTTAGAGGAAGTAAAAGGCTACCTCCACGAACGTATTCAAGCTCTCACAGACGGCTCTCGTCAACTCTTTCAGACGAAGCTGCCCGAGTGGAGGCGTTTGTATGAATCGCGACCCCTTGAGAGGAACAGACAGTTCCCGTTTGAGAACGCTTCTAATCTTGTCGTACCTATTATTGGTATTCATTGTGATACTCTTCATGCTCGCATTATGGCGTCACTTTGGAAAACGAAGCCATTATTCTACACAAAGCTTTACGGAATGTACGACAAGGACATGGACCCCGTGCGTCAAGCATGGGAGGATTATCTTGTATACGAAGCCACTGAACCCGAGGAGCTTAATCTCTACGAAACTGAGTCTGAGTGGGTATCGGAGATCGTTCGATATGGAACGTCGACCCTGAAGGTTGTTAATTCACAGAGATACGAAGATTACTTCCAGCCCGCAGGCGATAGCAACGGAGGAAACTTCTTCCGTCGAACGATCTACGATGGCCCCTGCCCACAGAAGCTTGCTTATCAGGATTTCTTAATTCCTGAGAATATACCACACTGGCAGCAAGCGGATATTAAAATACACATCGCTCGCCTTACGTACTATGACCTCATGCAACGCAAGCAGTATGGAGTCTACGACGAAGCTGCGTTCAACGCGATTGTTTCACAGCCAGATCGGACGTCGCCCGACTACGTCGTGAAGCAGAGACAAGAAGACGCAGACGCGAGAACGAGTTCTCAGGGTTATCGAGAGTGGGATATTCACGAGTGCTGGTTCTCATGGAAGAGTGCAAATGGAGACTTCACACCTAAGGTCATCGTTTGGTACCATTTCAAATCCAACACGCTTATGCGGGCTGTCTACGACTTTTATCCCGACCAACCTTTCGTTATGGGGAGATTGTTGTATCGAGATGATTCAATTCGGGGATATGGTCTTTGCGAAACGCTCGGACAGTTCCAGGAAGAGCTGTCAGTTATCCACAACCAGCGTCGGGATAACCAGACTGTAGCGAACACTAAAGTTTGGAGAGTAGACCCGAACTCGAAGCTTCACGAAGGATACAAGGTTTACCCTGGTGCTATGCTTCCTGCGGACCAAGGTGAAATCGAGCCGCTTACGCAAGGTGAAGTCTCTCAACTGAGTATCGAAGAAGAGCGTCTCTCAATAGACCTAGCCGAACGGCGCAGCGGCGTCAGTCCACCAATGCAAGGCATGGGCGCTGGTTCCGCCCAAGGGAAACGAGGTGTCTACAGTGCTGCGGGGACCTTATCGCTGTTGCAAGAAGGAAACAGGCGTACTGATAGTACCATCGCTGACATTCGATACGCTCACGCAAGGCTTGGACAAATCCTTTCCAGACAATATGCGTTCCTCGGACTTGATTCTAAAAAACTTGCGTTCTTTGGTACTCAAGCAGAGCTTATTAGAGAAGCCGCAGGTTACGTTAAATCAGGTAAACTGGGTCTTACTGTCAACGCCAGTTCCGCAAGTGTGAATAAGGAGATTGAGAAGCAGAATGATTTGATGCTTACGCAAATTATCAACAAACACTACCAGTCCATAGGACAACTAATCCAATCAATTCAAAGCGTGCAAAGCAGCCCTGCGATCAAAGATTACTTCCAACACGTCATCGACGCCTCGAACAAGTTAATGCGTGGTATTCTACGCAACTTTGATCGAGACGACAGTGACATCCTAATACCGGAGGTGAACCTCGATGCCGGAAGGACCGGAGGTCCCGAAAACGGGAACCGCCCTGCTCTTGTCCCACCGATACAAAATTCTGCACTTGCTGGAATCGGAGGAGGGGCAAGCGCTACTGGAATGGCTCAGGGGTTGGCAGGTTTCGGCCTCCCTACGGGTCAGAAAGGGGCGTGATTTAGTCTCGATTCACCAAGCTCAGGGTGAGTTAGACGTACTAGAGCGAATGCTCGGACTCGAAGAGGAGTTGAAAAGCTACAACAAGCGCAAGCTTGAGGCTGATGTTGCAGAAAACGAACGTCAACGAGTAGCAAAACAAGGAGGCTAGTATGCCGTGGGGTAATAGAAAAGAAGAGGAATTACCGGAGTCGCTTAAGGGTAAGACTCCTGACCAGATCGCGTTCGAACTCGAAGAAGCAAAGAAGTTGAAAGAACGTTTCGATAAACTCGAAGCTAAGGACGCGGAGCGTGATACTGCGTTTAATAGCTTCGCTTCGACGCAGACGCAGCTTGCTGATGCGTTGAAGGCGATTAACGAACGGACTACGCCGAAGCCGGTTGTGAACAATGACCCGCGTGAACCAGCAAGCTTTATCACCGATCCAGACCTCGCTTTCAACGAGCGTGTTGCCCCGCTTGCGTCTATCACGATGCAAACGGCAGCTATCACTGCGAAGCAGGAAGCGCAACGGGCGTTCTTCCGCAAGCAATCGACGGAGAAGAATAACATCGACGGAACTCTGTTCGAGAAGTTCGAAGGCGAGATTCTCGAAATGGCAAAGAACTGCACGCCACAACAGCTTGCTAACCCGGCGACGTGGGCGCATTTGTACTATAACGTCAAGGGCCGTCACACCGATGAAATCGTCTCGAATCCGAAGGCGTTCTTTACTGAAGACGCAAAGCGTCCTCCTTCGGAGGGTGGTGGTGGGAATGAACCACAGCCGACGGATCAAGAGAAGCGTATCGCAGAGAAGATGGGTGTGCCGATTGAGAACTACATGAAGAATAAGAAAGAGGCGACGGCTTCGCCTTTCTAGTAGGATCATTCCAAATTGGAACGAATTAACTCAATGAGGAGATTAGAAGATGCCTGAAGACCCGAAACCACCAGTTGTTGTAGCGGCAACGCCCCCGCCGGTGAAGTCTCCAACGCCGACTATCACGTCGAAGAATCTGCCCCCGCAGATTCCACCGCCGGGGACGGTTGAAGTGGCTGCGCCAGTGATCGACGATGATGCGGACATTGTGGCGAAGCCTCTCGTTTCACCCGACTTTACCAAGCTTCAACCGACGAATCCTGCAATGTGTCTTCGTCTCGTCAACCGGCTTGCGCTAGGCGGTCAACGATTCGAAGAAGCACGTGTGCAGGGCTTCGTCGTTTGTAAACCGTCTGATGTTAAGAACTTGACAAACATCATGACGATCAAAGATGGCAATATCACCTACGGTGATCTAATCGTAATGATGATGCCTCGTGTCGACTACATCGGCGCGATTAAACAGAATGAAATGAATGCTCGCAGGCGTGTTAGCCGAGCAGCAGTATTCGGCGCAGGCCAAGAGCATCTTGCTACGGCTCTAAACGAGGTTCCCGGCTCTCGTGAGAATAAGTCGAAGGTCAAGCTTTTTCAACCTGATCGTTAGCTTACGCTTGCGAGTATCTGTTAACTGAAAGGAGTTACCCGAAGTGGCGAGTATTGAAATTCACTCAGTACAGACTGTGTCTGGGAACCAGGCAAGAGTCCGCCGTATTATTGAAGACGACGGTTCGACGTTCTTGGCGGGTACCCCAGTATCAATCGAAGCTGCTGACGGTGGAGTTCAAGCTTGGGATGGGACTACGGTTGCTTTCGGCATAGCAGGCTTTTCGTTGAGTGCTGCGAGCAATTTAACTACGACTGGTGTTCCTAAGACACTAACGTTCGGTTCCGTACCAAACGAAGCTTCTGCTGTCAATATTCCACGCGGCGCACCGTTGAATGACGGACGCGTCGATTTTGAAACTTCCTCACAAGATACGATCTTCCGAGGTCAAGTTGGCCCCGCGCAGACGGCTCTTGCAACCGATGTCGGTGTTTCCTATGGAATGACCATCGACTCCGACAATCACTGGTACGTAGACAAGACCAAATCAACGGTGGGTGTAAACACCGTAGTGAGTATCGTGAAGCTTGATCCGACGGATCAGGGCGGGTTCCCGCTCTCTGTTCCCCCGGCCACGCCTCGCGGTGTTTACTTCCAAGTGCTGGTAGCCGCAGCCCAGGTGGTGAACTGATATGATGGTACGTGGGCAATTCGCACAGTTGATGGCTCCGGGACTTCACGATATTTTCGTTCACTGGCGTGATTTAACGCAACGTGAACTTGAATATCCTCATATCTTCCACGATGAAACTTCGACTATGGCTTATGAGGACGAGGTTGAGTTCTCAGGTCTAGGTCCAATGCCCGAAAAGCCCGAGGGCGAAAGCATCGCGTATCAAGACGCAATCCAGGGTGGCACCAAGAGATACCTGCACTTTACCTACGCGCTTGGTTGCAGGACTTCGTTTGAACTGTTCGAAGACGATCAGTACAAACTAATCAACCAAGTTCCGAAGGCGATTGCGCGGAGTGCAGTTTTCACTTGTGAACAGCAGAGCTGGAACGTCTTTAACCTTGGGTTCACCTCGGCGGTTACTACAACCGACGGTGTGAGCTTGTTCAACAACCAACACCCACTGCTCGGTGGCGTAGCCGCAACGAACGTCGCACCGCAGGCGGGTTTCACTGGCGTAAGCACTGCCGCAGGCACGTTCCCGAATCGGCCAGCGACTGACGTCGATCTGTCGATCTCTGCGTTGAATTTGATGGTGACGCAGTTTGAGAGCATGATCGACTCACAGGGCTTGCCGATCAAGATTCGGCCTCGTCACTTGATTATCGCCCCGCCGAACAAGATGATCGCCCGCGAAATCCTTGGTTCTCCGAATAAGCCGTATACGGGAAACAATGAAATCAACGCGATTATCGGTGAGGATTTTGACTATTTCCTCGGTCACTACCTCACGAGTGCTACAGCGTGGTTCTGCATCTCCGATATGGAGAGTCACACGCTCAAGCACTTCACCCGCCGTGCGCTTGACGAAGATTACGCAGATGACTTCGACACGCGCTCGATCAAGCAAATCGCATTCATGCGCTTCAGCGTGGGTGCGACTTCGTGGTACGGAACGTGGGGCTCCAACGGACCCTAGAAATAAGAGGTGACTTATGGCTAATCAGTCACACTCAGCGATCCAGGGCGACCCTTTCTTGTACTGTCAAAGATGCGGCGCCCTGGTTCGTTCTTCGCACTTAGTAGCACAGCTCGGGCTATTGCTTTGCACGGATTTTGGTTGTGTTGATAGCTTACTTGTAATGCAACGCAGCGCGATTATGAAATCTATGATAAGCGATGGCCCCGATGCACCACCGGCTCCGATTCTACGGGAACCCAAGTTTGAAGAGGTCGAGGATATTGAAATATAAAAAGCTGCGTTTCGCAACTTCGTTTCGTAAAGCGAAGCGGGAGATCGGCTCAAACGGTGCTAGCCACACCGACCTCGTTGAGTTCCCGTCCTATTGCAGAGTCGAGCATAATTAGGTCGCGTAGACGCGTAGCGAACGCAGCGAGTTTTTGATTCCTGAAAGGAGTTCTCATGGGTGAAATAACTGCCTTCCCAAGTGGGCTTAGTTCATTTGGGGGCGTTCTAACACCAGGATTTCCTATCACTGGGCAAAGCCAAGTGATTTGGTGTGACAACGTCGTAGGGAATGATGGTTTTGACGGGAGTGCTCCAGATAGTGCCGTTAAAACTGTAGCAAGGGGTTATTCACTCTTGCGCTCCGGTTTCTACGATACTCTAATCCTAGTCGGGCGTGGGACTGCGTATACGCTTACAGTTCCGCTCGTTTGGGCTAAGGATTACACGAACTTGTTCGGCTTCACCGCTCCGATTAACGTTGCTCACCGTGCTCGTATTACGTCGGGTACTGCAACGATTTCCCCGATGATTACGTTCAGTGGCACAGGCATTAGCGTTCAGAACGTGCAGCTCGCTCAATTCGGTAGCGATGCTACGCTTTCAGCGATTGCTGTTTTGGTGAGCGGCCAGCGTTGCTTCTTCAGAGATGTTCATTTCTCTGGCGGCAACAACGCGACAGTGCGCGCAGGCACCGCGATGAGGTCATTGGTTGTTTCGGGCGTTGGTGGGAATGGAGAGAACGTCTTCGACCATTGCTTTATCGGTAACGACGTTCAAGGAACCGCAGGTGTGAACTACGAACTAGCGTTCGACACTTTCACTCCACGCAACGCGTTTAGGGATTGCACGTTCTACAAGATTACGCTTACGGGCGGTGCTGCTGGTGGGTTCATCAGTTTCCCCGCCGGTTCTATCGACCGTTGGACGCTCTTCGAACGGTGCAATTTCATCAACGACGTTGGCGTGGCCGGTTTCACCACGCTGACCACCGCTTTCAGTGTTGTCGCTGCTGACGGGGTTATCCTAATGCGTGCTCCGATCGTGACCGGTGCTACTGGTATGACCGGTGGTTCAAAGGTTAACTTCTTGATCGACAGTATCATCGCTGCGGCCACGGGCGGTTTGGCAACAGAGACTTCGTCGTAGTTCGAGGAGTTGTAATGTTACTCAAGGTTGGAGTGATCACCGAAGGCGTTCAACCACCTACGTGGTACGCCCTTGGTATCTTCGAGGCTTTGTATTACAAGTACGGCTACGAACTAACAGTGACCTCGCTCGTGGATGGTGTTCATCCTGATGCGAAGAACATCCACGGGCGGGGCTTCGCTGCGGATTTGCGTACGAACGGAGTTCCTGCTGGTGTCTTATTGCAAATCGTGGGCGATGCACGCACGCTCTTATACAAGCTTGGTTTCGACATTGTCGTTGAAACAGATCACACCCACGTTGAGTACGATCCGAAACCGGGTCGGGATGAGTGGTTGCTAAAGCACGCATGAAATTCTTTATCATCTCCGAAGGAGGCGACGGCGCTGGTCTCGCGCTCCGCCTTCAGGACGAAGGCCACGACGTTCGCATCTGGTTCCGCGACGGCGAAGCCGCGAATCGGTGTAAAGGACTCGTCACGGAAGACGAAGGCTTCGTTCTCGATCACGATACTGTAATAATCTCCGATTGCACCGGCAGTGGTATCCTATGCGACAGCTACCGCGAAGCGGGGCACCCGCTCGTGGGCGGCTCCGGTATCGCAGATAAACTGGAGAACGACCGTGAATTTGCCACTCGCGTCTTCAAGGACTCAGGCGTTGAAACGCCGAAGACGAAGTTCTTTGACGACTGGGAAGAGGCGCGAGCCTTCGTTGAAACCAGTGAAGAAAAACTTGTTTTCAAACCTGAAGGCGAGCTTTCAGGGGTTGTTCCCTCTTACGTGTCCGCTGACGCGGAAGACATGCTTGAGATGTTGGAGTTCTATAAGGGGCAACAGTCGAGAACAGTGCCCGCGTTCGCCCTTCAAGAATTTATCGAAGGAACGTGTGTAAGCAGCGAGGCTTGGTTTTGTGATGATAACTTCGTTCTTCCGTTTAATCACACTATCGAGCGGAAGCAGTTGATGAACGGTGACATCGGGCCGTCAGGCGGCTGCACTGGAAACGTAGTTTGGTCTTGTGATGATTGTGAGACTTGTCCTATTTGTAGAGCAACGCTCTGGCCTTTACAAGATTTTCTAAGGAGCATCCACTATGTCGGCCCCATCGACGTCAACGCAGTCGTGGCAGACGATGGAATCTTTGCACTTGAATTTACTCCACGCTTTGGCTACGACGCAACACCTACGCTCCTGTGCGCGTTGCTCGCTACTCCTGTCGGTGTATTCCTCGACTCCGTGGCTCGTGGAATCTGTAGAGAAATGCCCCTATTTCCAGGCTTCGCCGCAGGCGTCCGCGTAACGGTCCCGCCGTGGCCTACGGAGAAGTTTCCGGGGCCGGAGGGTTTACCTCTTCGAGGTATCAAGAACTTTGATAAGTTCTACCCTTATGATGTAATGAAGGTCGAGGATTCGTTTTTAACCTCTGGTGGTTATGGAATCACTGGAATTGCTCTTGGTACGGGCGACACGATAGACTCAGCGTACGCCGAGGCGGGCAAGCTCGCTAAGAAGCTGAAGCTTCCTGACAAGCAGTATCGAACTGACCTTGCTGAGGTCTGCAACAAAGATTTTAGAAAACTGAACGCGTATGCGAAGGAGCACGCGTAATGGCGTATACAGATGTATGGGATGTTACAGCCCCGCTAGACAGCCAAGCTGCTGCGCAAGGTGCAGCCGATTTTCGGGCGACGAAGCTCGATGTGATGCAACGCATCGCGTCGTTCGGAGCGGGGCTTCTCGCAGCGAGGCCGACGCCAGAAACTACTGGAGCAACAGCTGACTGGACTGGCGTCACGTACCTAGCAACGGACACTCGACAACTGTTTCGTTGGGACGGTACAGCTTGGGTTGACATTTCTGCCGATACACCGACAGGTGCACCAATACCGACACTAACACAAAAACAAGGTAGTGCAGGTGGTTCTTATACTACGTCGAGTAATACTCCAGTAGATGTTGATGCTGTTAATTTAGCTTATACGGTAAATATTCCTGTTGGTTGGAAACTCTTAATTGCTGCTTCTGGTTCGTTTTTATCATTGGGTAGTGCATTCACAGAATTTTTGGTGTCTTTATTCGATACAGCACCTGCTGTGACACTTATCAAACAAGGTGCACAGTCAAGTACTTCTGGTGCTGGTCAACCACAAGGAGCATTCGCGCTTAATTGGGTTATCACTGGTGATGGGCTTTCGCACACTGTGAAGCTACAATTTAATAGATCGGGTAGTGGTGCTTGCAGTATTCAAAATAGTGCCGGTGATTTTCCAGTTATGACGTTTGTTTTGACTCCGTCTAATTAAAATGCCCGCTTTCATCGACAGAGCGCAGCAGAACACTTCTGAAGAACTCGACGAGTTCAGCAACGCTGGTCCGTTCGGCGGTGTGCAAGCTGAAGTTCCACAGGATCAAGTCGAGCAATTTGGGCAACTCGACGTGTTGAATATGCTTCTCTACAATAGCATAGCTCTAACACGTCCTAGTTTCACTATTCTACCCGCGTTCCCCGCTCCGACGAACGAGCAAGTTACTGGGATCGCTGATTTCTACACTAGCGCCGCTGCGCGTCTTCAAGTAGTAATGACGCTGACGCGTTTATTACTGTGGGATAGTACGACACAGACTTTCACGAATATACCACCTGTGGCTACGCCTTTAGCCGGCGGCTCCGCCGATTTATTCACGTGGGCTGTGGTTAACAACATTCTGTGCTTCTGTCAAGGTGTGAATAACATCCAAGCGTGGGATGGGATCACGGCAACGTTCGACGCAGTCAGCGCGAATGCGAAGCCTGCGAAGTACTTAATGGAGCTAGAGACTCACCTTGTTGCTGCGTACACGATCGAAACTGCTGTTCCACATACGCAACGCGTACGCTGGAGCGGCTCTGGTGATCCTACGGATTGGACGTCTCCGTCTTCGGGTATTAACGACATTCTTGGAGACCTTGGTCCGATCACTGGTGCGGTTAAAATCTTTCAATCAGGCTATATCTTCCACCAGTGGGGAATCACACAAATGATTCCGACAGGAATCGGGACTGATCCTTTTCGCTTTGTCCCGCTCACAACGCGAGCGCGTGGGAACACAGTTCCGTACTCACTCGCTGCCGCAGGTGAGGAGTTCGCTTGTTACGTCGGGAAAGATAACATCTATAAGTTCGATGGTACGAATAGCGAACCAATCGGTGATCATCCGATTCAGGGGAATAAACGAGTTGGTGCGACGACTCGTATCTTTGCCGATTTGAAGAAGTGTAATCCTGCTATCGTTTCTGGTTACGTCAGTGACACGATCAACGGACAGGTCTTCCCCGCGTACTGGCTCGTGATCCCTGGTGTAGCCGTGTGGGTCTACGGTCTCGACGAGCAGAGCTGGACGAGGCTTACGTATGCACAAACGTTGTCTATAATCGGTCGCTTCTTCTTGAACAACATCGTAACGTGGGCTGACCTTGTTGGAACATGGGCTGCGCAGACGCTCGCGTGGGATGAGTTTCCAGGCGTTAACCCACTCGATGACATGCTACTTGCGTTCGTGAGTGCGGGGAACGGAGTTCTCGACTTCACCAGCGTAAGCGAGCAAGCTTGGTCGATGAGTGGTGTTTTCCTAATGGGTGACGTTCGTCACTCGAAGACAGTTCAGAAGTTTCGTATTTGCATCCAAGATAATCACCCGGTCACTTTTACCATCTCTCTGACGAATCAGTTTGGTACTACCGTGTCGGAGACAATCACGATGGGTACTGGAAGTGGTTTGGTTATCTCACAAGTGCTTTCGCTTAAGATTACTGGCATTAGAATTTATTGGTCGATTAGCGGAGCTGCGGGGCAGGAGATAACGCTCGTCGAGTTCGCGCCTATGTTTAAGACCGCCGGTGAGCAGCGCGGTGGGACGGTGGATGCGTAGTTATGCCACACGCTCTGTATACACTCGATTTTACACCTAAGCAGCCACCTGAACTAGTTGGCTACTCGAAGATGATTCGTAAGTTGTACGAGCAACTAGTTCGGATCGTGAACGGGCAACTGTCGTTTGGAAATGGTAGCACGCCTGATAACATCGCTGGCGTGTGGGCGCATGTGCCTGATACTGGCACAGCCAATACTGATTTCACGATCACCCACAACTTGTTATACTTACCACAAGGGTGGCTTTTAGTGAGTCAGACGAAAGCTGGTGTGCTTTACCTTGGTAGCGTCGCTGCAACGAAGACACAAATTACTCTTCGGTGTAGCGTAGCAAATGATGACATTTTGATTTTCATTATTTAGTTCGTTCCATAATGGAACGATCTGACGGAGGCTTCACATGGCGAATGTTCTTACAGGTCGACAGCTCTTTGCGGATACTACGGGAGTACTATTCCAAACGCCTGTTAAGATTCTCTCGATTATTTATAGCGACGGCCTCGTTCAGGGTCACCAGGCTAACTTGACGGACTCGACAGCCCGCCCTGTGTGGCAAGGAATTATGGGCGCTGACCTTGAGGCTGAGGACTCGGGTAAAATAGGGTGGGCACAAGGGCTTACGCTTGCGAGGATCGACTCGGGTAACGTGATCGTCTACATAGAATAAGGGGCACTGACGTGAAAAAATTTATCTTAGCGTTAGTTTTAGCTTTGCTCGCAAGCGTAAGCGCGCAAGCGCAGCAACCGCAGGCTCGTTTCGTCTACACTAACTCAGCTATAGGCGCAAGCCCCGGCGTGCTCGAAATCGGTTCTGGCGTTCAGTTTCATCAACTTACGTGGAACGTAAGTGGGTCGGTTCCGACGTGCCAAGTGCAGCTTGACCAGTCTGCTGATAATTTAACTTGGTCAAGTCAAATCATTGCTGCGCAGACTTGTACGAGTAACGGCTTAAGTGCTGTAAGCACAGCTACGACAGCGAACTATGTTCGTATTAACATAGTAACGAAGAGCGGAGCTGGGACGGTTACTGTAACGTACCTTGGGTATACGTCAAACCCAGGTGGAGGTGGCGGCTCCATCGGCGGAACCATCGCAGCAACACAAGTTGCCTTTGGGTCGGCAGCCAATACAATTGCTGGCGATCCGAATTTGACGTGGGACAACACTGTAAGCCACTTAGATGTATTCTGCGATCCGACTACGGAAATGGACGGCTGCGCCAATGTTGCCAATAGCGGAACGATTGGGGCTGCAACAGCGTCGCAATTCGCGTTTCAAAGCAACAGTTTCATCACTCTAAACTCACCGAATACCAATGCCAGTCAATTTACTAGCTATTTCGGAGGAATATCAGGACTAGGCAGCGGCACATTTTCCGGCAACTTGGTCGGAGTTGATGGCTCTGCTCTTTATTCCGGCACTGGAACTGTAGCCAATCTTATCGGGGTGGCTGCGGCACCAGGGTCAAATAGCGGCGGCGGTACAGTCACTAACAACTACGGTATCTACGGAGGCGATCAGCACGGCGTCGGAGGAACGCTCAACGCAGCCTTCTTTGCCCCGAATCAAGGCACCGGAACGAAAGACTTTGCATACTATTCGGCTGGTGGGAAAAGTCAATTAGATAAACTAAATGTGGCCTCCTTTACGCCCACAGGAACAATCTATGCAGCTTCTCCGAAGTACAACTTGCCCGCTACTGGATACAAATACTGCCTCGCAAGCTGGACGAATACTAGTCAGATCGTCACCATCGACGCCACAGAGTTTCCTTTTGCCGCGAACATGGTCGGATGGCTTGTTTTCGGTGTGCCGTTCAAATGCCAAGGCACCCTTGGAAACGCTGGGGTAGCGAATACCATTCCAGTCGGAACGATTACTTCCGTCGATAGCGCCACGCAGATTCATGTGTCGTTGGCTGCTACCGGAACATGCACTTCCGGCGCTGGCAATTCCTGCCAGTTGGTCATAGCGCCTGCGGACTCGGCTGCTGCCTTAAACTCGGCCTGGGCCGATACTCTAGCAACCGGAACCTGCGGGACTTTGGTTCTGCCTCAAGGACTTTATTGGGTGAGTACCGCAATCACGGTAGCAGAAACGCGCTGCGGTATCGGTGGCAGTTCGGTGAACTCTTCCACTACTTTTGACGGCGCAAGCGTGATCGGGCAAGGGATGTCCTCGACAATTCTAGTCCCTCCTCCTAGTTTCGATGGTGCAAGCTGTGTGACCCCATCGAATGCCTGTTTTTTCGGGAATAGTTCTTCCAACGGCATCCAGCTTGAGAAATTCACGATCTACGGCGCTGGATTCGGGACGGTTTTAAACGGAGCCGGAAAAATCGGAATCAATCTTCTGTATACCTCGACGATCAGAGACGTGTCGATCTCCTATTGGGGAAACAGCGGCTCGAATACTTTCATCGGTCTTCAAACGCAAGCCGGGGTCGGAACGAACGTAACGGTGACAAACTTCCTGAATTACAACGGCGGCGGTACGCCATGCAAGTTTCTGACTTATACGACAGTAGTGAACTCGACATGCTTTAGTTTCCTGTCCACCGTTATCCTTCCGGGTGCCGCTACTTCCGTCACTTCGACAGGATCATTCTTCGGCAGCGGTTCGGGCGGTTCATTTGCAGTAATCGGACCCACGCAAGCGGGAAGCCGATGGATTTCCACAGGGGATCAATTCATCTGCGGATCAGGTCGAATCTGCATTGAGGCTGGTGGTGGGCTGACCTCCCTAAACGGCGCTATCGTGGGTGGTGGAGCATCGGCTATCACAATGAGCAATGGCGGCGCTGCTGGTCACGCATCAGTTCAGAACTCGAATCTGACAGGCCTAACAAACGCCATCACGGGCGGCGTTGCCGGATCGACCTACAGCGATCAATGCGGCAATGTCTATTCCGGCGCACTCGTAATGACTAACATCCAGTCGATTATGAATTGCTCGGTCGCAAGTGATACGCAGCTTGCTTTGGCGGCAGGCCAAACGGCAAAGACTGTGTTTACTGTGGGAGTCAATACGGCCCTGTTTCGAGCGCATCTATCGGTAGAATGCACGACAACATCAGCGGGAGCTACGGTAACGCCCTCCATTCTTTACACGGATACCTCAGGCACGGCGCAGACAATAACAGGGACGGCAGCTACGTGCACGGCCTTGAATGCAGGAAGCAACACAAGCCAGGACGTGACTTTCCGAGCCAAGAACGCTACGACGATTCAATATCAGACAGTCATAGCCAACACGCCGACTTACGATGTCAGCGTCATGGTCGAACAGTTGAGTCTGAACTAACATGAAAAAGAATCTACAACTCGCCGCGTTCCTGATGGTAGGAGTTCTCGTTGGTAATCTTTTGGGTGGATTCGTTCACGCACAGACTTATCTAACTGCTGCCGAAGTTCCGCGTGGCACGATTCTACTGATGTCAACAGCATGTCCAGGTGGGTATGTAGAAGTAACTGCACTCAATGGGGCGATGCCACTTGGCACGATAGCCGCGAATAATGATGTCGGCACAACCGGTGGAACGAACACGATCACGCCGACCGTGGCGAGCTTGACAGCGGCAGCGCAAACCGTGAACTCACTGACCGCAGCAGCGCAAGGCTTTACCGGAGATCCAACGACGGTTCCGGCCTTGGGTGCGGGAACGCTCGCTGATTCAACTTCCGGCAGTACGCATAAGTTATTCACATCATCCGCATCGGGTGTATCGGCTGCAACACTAACAGGATCGACTGCCGCCGGGACATTGACGCCTCTTGGTCACAACGCTAATTCGGCAGTAACGGGGACAATGAATTCATCGGCAGTAACAGGCACATTGAACAGTTTCGACAATCGCCCGGCATATGTGAAGGTGATATTTTGCCAAAAGTCATGAATCCCTGGTCGAGGTTACAGTGGCTTACACATTTAGTTCGATTGAGCAAGAAGTCTTAATTCGTATGGAGAATCGTGTTGAAGACACGTCTCGTGCAGATATTTGGCTGCGTGATTCTCTGCTCGAAATGACTTCTGATCCTAAGTTACGCGATGAGTTCGATGAACTCGAAGTCATTGGACCTACGTTTAATTTAACAGGTGGAGCGCAGGGTGTCTCCGTTCAGGAATATCCTTTTTCGAGTCTGCTCTCACCAGGTGTTTATAACACGTCCACGTTAAGCTTGCTCATTTGGACTGATCCTCCGCAGAACACTAATCGTTGGAGCGTAGCTGCTACTAATTATCAAGACGCAGACCAGATAACTCCGTTCCCCGGTTTGCCAGTTAAGTGGTATCGCTACGGCGATAGCATCGGTTTCGTGCCTACACCTGATTTGAACTATCAAGTGCAAGCACGTATTTATAAACAACATCCGATTAATGACGCGAATTTACCTGCTACTGTCGTACTAATCGCAGATGATTGGCGAGAGGTTCTAATCCTTGCTGCGGTTATACGCGGGTACATAGAGCTTGGTGAGTTCGAAAAAGCAGCAAAGCTTAAGATTCTCTTGTACGGTGATCCTGACAAACCAGATGAGCCGGGGCTTATGTATAAGAGGAAGAAACGCCGCGACAAAGAAATGTGGCGACGTCAGCAAGCTTTGTCTCCGCGAGTGCGTCGGTACTCGAAGTCATACTAGAGGTGAAAAATGGCCGCTCGATCTGATCCTTTGTTTACACCTACGGGTGCGAATCAGTATACTGACACGAGCTACGCTCTACCTGGTATGGGGGTGGGGCCGTCTAACGTAAGTGGGCGGACTGGTGGAACTGGGTTCGAGATGTTCGCTTCGCCTGCGTCGGGGATTGCTCCTGAAGGTGCTGTGCCTAGTACGCCGACTACACCACCAGGGGTAGTACCCCCGGCTAATCAACCGATTAACACGACTGGACCTCAGATTAACCCGAAGAGCGGGAAGGGTCCGTATGATCCGACTAATCCTACTGGGCAGGTTGGGGGCGTGCTTAACGCTGGTTCGGGGAACACTACTGTTCAAACACTTTACCCCGGTTTCACGAACCAGTTCTACAACTGGCTCCAATCTCAGATGGGTCAAGGGGCTACGCCTTTTAACCTAAGCGCACTACTGCCGTCCTCCGGAAAGGCGACTACTCCGGGGAGCTTGACAGCTCCGCTTACTGATATTAACCAAATGCTCGAACAGTTTTATAAGACAGGCACCGGCGGTCCTGCCGGAACGGGAACGTTGGAGAGCATGTCGCAAACAGGGAATCCTACGGACGTAGGCCCCGCGTGGGATGCAATGGTTGCTGCACAACAGAAGAATATTGGTGAGAATGCTGCTAATTTACGAGAACAGTTCGCCTTTGGTGGGGACTTGAAATCGAGTCCGTTCGGGCAGGCGGCTACGGATTTCTACTCGCAAACGGCTAAAGATCAGAATGCGTTGCTTGCGCAGATGCAACAGCAAGCTAGCGAAGCCGCGGCGGGGCGTCAGTTGAGTGCCGCAGGCGATTTGACTAGCGGAGCTACTGGCTTCGGTGGTATGCTCCAAGGACTCGATCAGCAGTCTATACAAAACATGCTTGCAGAATTCATTCGAACTCGCCCCGAGTACTCTCCGCTTCTCGGACAAGAAGGTGGGGCCGCAACTACGTTTCCGCCGACGATCAGTGGGAGTGTGGGTGTTGGTGGTATGGGCGGAGCTTTAAGCTCTGCGGGTACTGCGTTAAGCGGAATCGCTGATTTGTGGAGCACGCTTAGTAAGAGTAACACTGGTGGTGCGCAAGCTGCTTCGACACCTATTGAGATGTAAGGAGGTACGAAAATGGCTCCGTGGGATGAGGTACCACCCGGTTCTACCGGGACTGGTGTACCACAAATTGATCCGAAAGCTGCGCTGTTTGCAGCTATGCTGTCGAAATTCGGACGGCCTCCAGCACAGGATGGTCCTGTGCAAGAACCACAACAAACGTCTGCGATAACTCCGTTAGCGAATATGCCAGGAGCACCCGGTGTACCGTCTACAGGAATGCCTGCTGGAGTACCTGGGGTATCTCCGACTAACCTTCCTGTAGGTACGGGTGCTCCTCAATCAAGACCGCTTCCAGAACCGAACTCAATGCTCGGTGGAAGCTTCGCTTTTCCAAACAAGCAAGCGCGTAACGCAGCGGTGGTCTCGACCGGTATCGAGAACATGAGCGAAGCTATTCATAATTTTAAGGTCGAGAAGGATCAGAACGAGTTCACTAAGGCTAAGAATACGTGGGATTTATACCAAAAAGCGGCCGCTGTTAACCCTGAGACGGGACAGCCTGTTGATCCTCACACAATGGCGATCCTCGCTAAGGACCCAAAGATTGTCAAAGGGTGGGAGAAGTATCTCAAGATGGAGTTCCCGCGTGAAGCGGGGGCGGTCGATCCGAAGACGGGTAAGCCAACTCAGGGGCCTCCGCAGATTCCTGCACCGCAAGCGCCCGCTGCCGCTCAAAGCAAGGCTCTTATAGAGCAACGCCAGCTCGAACAGCTCCGTGCGGCCAAGGGCGAGACAGGTGGGCTTACGCCTGCCGAGGCGCATAAAGCTGCGCTTATGGAATCGGGCATTCTGCCAAAGGCACCGTCGGCAAAAGACATGAAAGAGTTTGACAAGATCGACGCGGAGATTGAGAATCTTAAATCGGAGAAGTTACAGCACGATGCTGACGTCAAGCGTTTAGATGCTGAGGCAGCTCGCCTTGGTCCGAATGACCCGCTTCGCTTAGAACAGGTCAAAGCAGAGCGTGCGTTGGCTTTTGAACGGTACGCGCAAGCGGAGAAGGACCTGAAGGGTGCACAGCAGTCGAAGACTTTGCAAGAGTTCACCGTAGGTCGTTCGAGTATCAAAGATGTTTTGAACCAACAGAGCAAAGCTCTAACGAAGATGCAATCTTCTGCGTTAGCAGCGCGTAGCAAGCTCGGGAAAGCGTTCGGAACTACGCCTGATGTAACTCCTGAACAAGAAGCACAGCAGGAACGAGTTACTTCGTTGAATGATGCGTATACTTCGTATATCGGAATGCAAGATGATGTGACCTCTGGTCGAATCAGTCCATCGGACGCAATGTTGAAAGCAAGACGAAGTGCGAATCTCGATTCGGATTTTAACCAGTGGGGCGGTGTCCCGAGCGATGCTCCGCAGACGCCCCCGAAAGAACTACCCGAAGGCTACGCTATGAAGAATGCCGACGGCGTCGACGTTGCTGTGAAGCAAGGTAACAAGTGGGTCGCTCCTTAGAGGAGACGTAAGTGCCACAACAATACACATTCGGTCCCGCTGGTGGTGCTGCGGGCGTAGCCCCACCGGAGAAAAAGAAGCAAGCTTATTCTTTCGGACCCGTAGGGGGTGGGGCCACTACGACCCCACCCCCGGCTGGCGCCGATACGCCTGTGGATATTCCCGCTCTCGCGGTGAAGTACGGACTTGACCCTGAGATTATTGGAAAGCAAGTTCAGCAGGAGTCGGGTGGGAAACAAAGTGCCGTCTCGCCTAAAGGCGCTATTGGTATTATGCAGTTGATGCCAGAGACGGCAGACCGTCTCGGTGTTGATCCACATGATCCACACCAGAATGTCGAAGGCGGCGTTCGAGAGATGCAACGGTTACTTGGGAAGTATAAAGGAGATTATCGTAAGGCGCTAGCCGCGTATAATGCTGGTGAGGGTCATGTGGATAAGGCTGGTGGCGTTCCGGCTATCCCTGAGACGCAGAAGTATGTTGAAAGTATCATGGGGCCGGAGAAGCCGATTGTGGCTCCACCTCCGACACCGCCTGGACCTCCGGTGGATAAATCGAGGATTGCTTCGCCGGGGCCGTTTTCAAGTGGCGTAGTCTCTGGCATGGGTTTCGATCCAGCGAAGCTTGAGGCGGTTACGAAGTTTAAGCTTGGAGACAAGCTGTATCCGGTGGCCCACCCTATGGTACAGCAGGGTGCGGAGATTGTTAAGCAGGCTGCTCAGGGTATGGGATCGTGGATGGAGGCTACCGCTAAGGACCCGGCTCACATTACTGACCCACTAGACGCGATGGCTCGTGTGGTCGAGTTTCATACTGGAACGAAGTGGGACCCGTTCGGGTTGACGAAGGCGGGTATTGAGGAAACTGCGTTAGATGAGATTGGTAAGGGGATTAAAACCGGTAACACTAGCACGCTCGAACACGGAGCGGGGCGTCTCGTTGGTGGTCTATCGAACATCTTCGCGGGCGTCGAGGCACCGGAGGTTGCAGGTAAGCTACGCGCAG